TTTGGTGTCAGTCAGCCATATGACATCAAGTAGGGTCATATGGCTGCCTACTCCGAGGCAGTGGTTTCGTTCTCTTGGACCGGTTGCGGCGTGCCATTGGAAATGGCAGCGACCTCACCGGTCTTCTCTATTAAGCCTAGCTTAATCATCTCGTCCGCATTTCCTTCGTCGTTTACGAAGTCTAGGAACGCTGCCGGATCGTTTCCGAATCTTGACCTGATGCTCGACGGCAGTTCATTAAACATTTCTTGTGCCTCGCATACAAGGTTCATTGCATCTTGAAACGTCTGGCCATCCGCGATTCCGTATTGCGGACTATGTTTGGCGAAGTGGGTGATAGCACCTGTTTTCTGGTACTTCGCCATTATGTGATTGATATCACATTCTTTCGCAAATGATTGCTTAGTGCGGCTTTCGCCGCCTACATCTATGCTTACCGCTTCGCGTGTATAAGGTTTCCTAATTTCCATAAACCATTCCTTTTAATTCTGAAATTGAGTCCCAAAGCTTTGGATCAAATTTTTTGACAGCGTTGCTTATCGCTGTCTTGACTTGTTCTTTCGTTACCGCGTTAGGATTGTTACCTAACTGACTATTTATACTGTTAATTATTTCGTTTCCTTTACTTGAAACTTCCTGAATCGTTGATACTAGCGTCATAGCTGACGATTGCGTTATGTTAGGGAATTTTTCCATCGCTCTAACCACATTCCCTAACGGACCCTGTAAATAACCGATGTCCATACCGGTTCTTACCTGCGTCGCTTCTGCTTCCGCTTTAGCTTTAATCGTTTGTGCTTTTGTTAATTGTGTTTGCGCTCTTAGATTGCTCATTTGGCTCGCTGCCATTGCGCTACTTACGCCGGCGCCCAAAGCGCTGTCTACTTTCGTTGTCGCTCCTCCTGGCGTGCTTGCTGGCGATCGCGCTGCCAATATTGGGTTTAACCCAGCTAAACGCATATCTTGCACAGCCCTCTGATAGGCTGTATTTGACATACGCTCTTGAAACGCCATTTGCTCTCTTGCGAGAGCAACGTTTCTTTTATTAGCGTCTGATTGTCCTTTGTATCCTAGCAAACCGCCTAAGATACTTGACCCTATAGCAAGTAAGCTCATTTAGAAATGGTCCACCATGCCGGGCACACCATACAATGGCATTGGTCTTACACAATTCATATCAAAATATCCGTCAAACAAAAACTCTGGTTCTGACGGTACTGCTACGACCCTGGATACTGGTGGGTTGTCTTCTATAAAAGCTGCGTTCAATGCTGGTAACGCGCTGAAATCTTGTCCTAAATGCCAGCTATCTAGCGATGCCGCTGCATTGCTTCTGAACGCGCCTGTAATAATTGAAGGCTTGTATCTATACTCAGCGTACCTCTCTTGATACCCAAATACCTCATCGTCTGTCGATGTTCCTGAAAAATAAATTTCTTTGTTCAGTACCGCTTGTTCACCGATATTGGCTAAAGCTGGCCAGTAGTAATCGTAACGCGTCTGCCGCGAGAACATACGATTCAATCCTTGCTGGTAAGTTAAATCAGCCCGTACGTTAACCAAGCCGATAATAGTGCAATGCTCAGTAAAAGACTTAGTAAAACCAATGCCATCCAAGGTCGCGGTACCCATCGCAGCAAGATTACCTTGAGGGGACGTACCATCTGTACTACTGGTTTGAGCAATTGGAGAAATGTTGACCATGCGCGTACCGCCGCCAAGATACTCTGAGCGCCATCCTGCAGACGGCGTGGTAACTCCAAAATGTGCTTTAATAATTTCGACATAACGCGTGCCTCCGCGCGCATCTCTTTCTAATAGTTTTTGTACTTGGAACGCTTGGCGTAATTGGTTAATCGTAGCTGCTGTAGCGTCTGATAGATCTGCAACCAAACCTTGGTTTATGCCATCTGCAAAATATGCAGCTCCGCTGTTTGCGCCGGTATTCAATGCATATAGATTGCCTGTCCCTGATGTATATTGTAGGCCGCCTAAACTTTGCGCCCACGAATTTTCAAACGTTGGTTGTGTTGTTGCATCCCCTAGAATCGGGGCTGTCGTGCCTAAAGGCAAATCTACGCTATTACCTTTTTGGGGCCATGGTAATGCGCTTGTAAAATAATCGTGACGCTTTCCTCTTCTTTTTAATCCGTACCATCCACTCGGGTATGTGTTCCAATCTGGGCCGTCTCCAGTTAACACTGGTAAAGAATCTTGCAAATTCTGGTCTCGAAACCACTCGTTATAAATTAAATTGTAAGCCCTGAATGGTAACGCGCTAGTGTGTTGCAAAATATTGCTGACGCCTGTTGGAAGACCTGCATAATCAAATATAGTTCCATTGGACACAGAATTACCAATTGTGTTTGGTGCTAACACTGGCACTGTATAATCTACGCTATCACCTGGGTCTATTTGTTCTCCGCAAAACTTTTGCCAGTTATCCCATACCAACCTATTAGGGACGCTAAAGAAAAAAACGTCCATGAATAGGTTATCCATTACTGGATAGATAGGGGTTGCCATTCTGCTGAACGCTGTAAGCTTTACCTTAAACGTATCGCCTGGCAGCGCCTCGTCTACTAGAATAGGAATTAGATAGCCGCTATCGAACGTTGTTTTTACCGTGTGCGACCTATTGAAGCTTGATCGGGGTATCTGTACTGATGGAACTTCGCTAAATGTATGGTTAGTTGTGTGTGATGGTCTACGACTCATATTCAATTACCTTTTCGTTTTTTGTTGCAATGAATTCAACTCCATTGCCAATAGTGCTTTTATTAGTGGTTGGTTCTCCGGTTTCGTCGTCGAAGTCAGCAACTTTAAATAGTGTGTAATCCGCCGGATGTTTGCCGAATTGGTGTTCTTCACTGTTTATACAATCTCCGAAAGTTCGCGTTGCCATGCCAATCTCTGGCAGAATGAACGGTGGCAAAAATGCCTTTGCCTTTTCGTCGTATATACTGAACATGTGGTACTTCATTCGCTCAACCCTCTCTTTAGTTTTGTTACTCGTGCTGTTAGGCACTTTTCTTTTACTCTTAACCTTTCTAGGTTATTGTCTTCTGCTCTGGCTTTCGCCGCTTTTACTCTTCTTTTTCGCACCAACTCTGCTTGAGCTGGTTTTGTCTCTTTATATCTAACCCAATAATATTTGGGTACTATCCTTTTCTTACCCTCGAGGACGAGCTCGTCTCTCGGAAATACGTCTGACTCGTATTTATCTATCCACTCTTGACCTATGCCAGGACGCCTGGACATGGTCGTATATTCTGGTCGGACGTTGTACCAAACGCCGCCCTCTAACTTTTTGTAATAGTCTTCGGCCATTTCGCCTCCGACTTTTTTCATTACATAACGCGCTACATATCCCGCGCTTTGGGTTGTCACTTCTCCGATCGTGACGAATCCCAGGCCCCACACGTCCTCAAGAAACTGAGACGTATATAACTTTGTCTCGTCGCGTACGCTGTACACTGTCCGGTCATCCGCGAAATCTTCTCCGAACAAGATCGCGTGATAATGGGGCCTTCCCAAGGCCTCCCGACCACCCACGATGGGGTGGGGGAGGGGGGTTGAGCCATCAACCCCGAGTACTTTTCCGTACTCTCCACAATGAAAAAACCTAAGTTTTTTCCCTGTTCTTTTGCGAAGCCTTTTCATAAATTTCTGAAAGTCTTCGACATTTACGCTCTTATCGTCTGGCTCATCACGATATGTGAGCGTTATAAAACTGTTTCCTAAGCCTTTTTCCGTGTGAATTTGTGCTTCGTGTACGCACCGTGTAGCCCATTGCTGGCTATGTCGAAGACGACAGCCAAGACATTTACCACATGGGACTGACATTTTTTGACCCGTAGGGGATTCCCTACGGGATAAGGTGAACACACCGCCGCGGCCGTAATAGCCGTCGATGGGGTAGAAACACTGCACGGATTAAAGCCTAATGCCACCGCGCATCAAACCGGTTAACCGGTTCCTCTTATGACGGCGTTGCGCCGTCATTGAAAACATTCGTTTTGATTTTCTTTTGTTGACTTTCCGTCTGTATCGCATCCTAAAGTCTCCGTTTTATAGGAGACTACACATAATAAATATTAAGTGCATATCTCCTTTTGTTATTTTTTATCTCACTGGACTCACTTTGTCCAGTGATCTTTTTCCACTGACTGACTTTTGGTGTCAGTCAGCCATATGACATCAAGTAGGGTCATATGGCTGCCTACTCCGAGGCAGTGGTTTGGTCCTCTTGGACCGGTTGCGGCGTGGCATTGGAAATGCCAGCGACCTCACCGGTCTTCTCGATTAAACCTAGTTTAATCATTTCGTCCGCATTTCCTTCGTCGTTGACGAAGTCTAGGAACGCTGCCGGATCGTTCCCAAATCTTGACCTGATGCTCGACGGCAGTTCATTAAACATTTCTTGTGCCTCGCATACAAGGTTCATCGCATCTTGGAACGTCTGGCCATCCGCGATTCCGTATTGCGGACTATGTTTGGCGAAATGTGTGATCGCACCTGTCTTCTGATATTTCGCCATTATGTGATTGATATCACACTCTTTTGCGAATGCTTGCTTAGTGCGGCTCTCGCCGCTTACGTCTACGCTTACCGCTTCGCGTGTATAAGGTTTTCTAATCTCCAAGATACACCTTCCTTCCTGATTGTTTGTCGTAATAATATTCTCTTGGTGGAGCCTTTTTGCCTGCTCTAACCTGATCTGCTCTTTTTAACATCTGTTTGACTGCGCCATTTTTGCTGTAATCGTTCTGCAAAAAATTCTTTGCGCTAGTCGATTGTTGTTTATTAAAATTATCAATTATCAAATTCAGCAACGATTGTGTTGCTGTTCGTTCTGGCCCTTTGTTGTAATTTACCCATGCCTCAGCGCTTGGGGTCGCTGCCATATACATCTTGGCTTCGTGCGTAGCTTTTGCGCTGTTTGCCTCATTTAACTTTGTCTGCGCCTCCAACAATTTATTCTGTTGGGTCAAATTTTTTAAATTTGCCATGTTCATTCTTACTGCCATCGCAGTACTGATCGCTGGGCCTAACTCATTCTGAACTTCTGCTTTAGCTCCGGCTGGTGTGCTTGCTGCGTTTGTAGCTGCCAATATAGGATTTAAACCTGCAGCTCTCATATCTGCTACGGCGCGTTGGTGCGCCGTGTTAGACATGCGTTCTTGAAACGCCATTTGCTCGCGCGCTAACTTTATATTCGTTTGGTTAGCGCTTTTCTGGCCAAATAAACTACCTATTCCACCTAACAGACCGCCTATCGCTGATCCAACTCCTGGAGTTAACCAACTGGGCATTAGAAATGATCCACCATGCCAGGAACGCCATACAACGGCATAGGTCTTACGCAGTTCATATCAAAATAACCGTCAAACAAAAATTCTGGTTCTGACGGTACTGCTACGACCCGTGATACGGGTGGATTGTCTTCTATGAAAGCTGAGTTAAGTGCTGGTAATGCGCTAAATTCCTGTGCTAGATGCCAGCTGTCTAAAGAAGCTGCTGCGTTGCTTCTGAATGCTCCAGTGATTATGCTTGGCTTATAACGATATTCGGCGTAACGCTCCTGATATCCGAATACCTCTTCATCTGCTGATGTACCTTGAAAATAAATTTCTTTATTTAGTACAGCTTGTTCACCTATGTTTGCTAACGCTGGCCAGTAAAAATCATACCTTGTTTTCCTAGACCACATTCGGTTCAAACCTTGCTGATACGTTAAATCGGCCCGAACGTTAACCAAGCCAATAATAGTGCAATGCTCAGTGAAAGACTTAGTAAAACCGATACCATCCAGGGTCGCGGTGCCCATCGCAGCAAGATTACCCTGAGGGGACGTAGCATCTGTACTACTGGTTTGAGCGATTGGACTAATGTTGACCATGCGCGTACCGCCGCCAAGATACTCGCTGCGCCATCCTGCAGACGGCGTGGTAACTCCAAAATGTGCCTTAATAATTTCGACATAACGCGTACCTCCGCGCGCATCTCTCTCCAATAATTTTTGTACTTGGAACGCCTGACGTAGCTGGTTTATTGTCGCTGCTGTTGCATCTGACAGGTCTGCTACCAAACCTTGATTTATACCGTCTGCAAAAAAAGCTGCTCCGCTTGCAGACCCAGTGTTTAACGCCCACAAATTTCCGGTGCCTGTTGTGTATTGCAACGCACCTAAGCCCGTGCCTACTGAATTTTCGAATGTTGGCTGCGTTGACGAATCGCCTAACACTGGTGCTGTTGATCCCAACGGTAAATCTACACTGTCACCTTTCTGTGGCCACGGTAGGGCGCTCGTGAAATAATCGTGACGTTTACCGCGCCTTTTTAGCGCGTACGCTACATTCATATAGGAATAATCTGGGCCGTCGCCTGTATATAATTCTAGTGAATCTTGTAAATTCTGATCCCTAAACCACTCGTTATAAATACGATTATAAGCACGCAACGGCAAAGAACTTGATTTGTTGTATGTGAGTGCAACGTTCGTAGGCAAACCCATGTAATCAAATATAGAACCTTCTGCCATTGTTCCATCTGAATTAGAAATATACGGAACTAAGTAATCAACCGAATCTCCAGGGTCGACTTGTTCTCCACAAAACTTCTGCCAATTGTCCCACAACAATCTGTTAGGGACACTGAAAAAAAATACGTCCATGAATAGATTATCCATTACCGGATATATCGGCGTTGCCATTCTGCTAAACGCTGTAAGCTTTACTCTGTACGTGTCTCCAGGCAGAGCTTCATCAACCAAAATTGGGACCAAATAACCACTATCAAACGTTGTTTTGACAGTATGTGATCGATTGAAACTCGATCTTGGTATTTGTACTGATGGTACTTCACTAAATGTGTGATTGGTTGTGTGTGATGGTCTACGATTCATATGCAGTTACCTTTTCGTTTTTTGTTGCAATGAATTCAACTCCATTGCCAATAGTGCTTTTATTAGTGGTTGGTTCTCCGGTCTCGTCGTCGAAGTCAGCAATTTTAAATAGTGTGTAATCCGCCGGATGTTTGCCAAATTGGTGTTCTTCACTGTTTATACAATCTCCGAAAGTTCGCGTTGCCATGCCAATCTCTGGCAGGATAAACGGTGGCAAATAGGCCTTTGCTTTCTCGTCATAAATGCTAAACATGTGGTATTTCATTCGCTCAACCCTCTTTTTAGTTTTGTTACTCGTGCTTTTAGGCACGTTTCTTTTACTCTTAACCTTTCTAAGTTGTTGTCTTGTGCTCTTGCTTTTGCCGCTTTTACTCTACGTTTTCGCACCAACTCTGCTTCAGCTGGTTTTGTCTCTTTATATCTAGCCCAATAGTACTTTGGGACTATTCGCTTTTTCCCCTCGAGCACGAGCTCGTCTCTGGGAAATACATCTGACTCATATTTATCTATCCACTCTTGACCTATGCCAGGTCTCCTGGACATGGTCGTATATTCAGGTCGGACGTTGTACCAAACGCCGCTTTCTAACTTTTTGTAATAGTCTTCGGCCATTTCGCCTCCGACTTTTTTCATTACATATCGCGCTACATATCCCGCGCTTTGGGTTGTCACTTCTCCGATCGTGACGAATCCCAGGCCCCATACGTCCTCTAAAAACTCTGACGTATATAACTTTGTTCCTTCGCGCACGCTGTGCACTGTCCGGTCGTCCGCGAAATCTTCTCCAAACAAGATCGCGTGATAATGGGGCCTTCCCAAGGCCTCCCGACCACCCACAAGGGGGTGGGGGAGGGGGGTTGAGCCATCAACCCCGAGTACCTTTCCGTACTCTCCACAATGAAAAAACCGAAGTTTTTTCCCTGTTCTTTTGCGAAGCCTTTTCATAAATTTCTGAAAGTCTTCGACATTTACGCTCTTATCGTCTGGCTCATCACGATATGTGAGCGTTATAAAACTATTTCCTAAACCTTTTTCCGTATGAATTTGTGCTTCGTGTACGCACCGTGTAGCCCATTGCTGGCTATGTCGAAGACGACATCCAAGACATTTACCGCATGGGACTGACATTTTTTGACCCGTAGGGGATTCCCTACGGGATAAGGTGAACACACCGCCGCGGCCGTAATAGCCGTCGATGGGG